TGTCTCCATTTACAGCAAGTTCATTTTTATATTTACGAACTGACTGCTCACCCATTGCGTATTGTCTTAGTTTGTGATAGGTGTCTCTGTTGTTATAAAATCTTGATTGACCACCTTCTTTTCTAAACCATTCCGACTCGATAGCCCTACCTACCATTAGCCCATATTCTTCTGAAGCTTTTTCAGCATCAGACGCTAATTCATTTGGAAATGCTAAGACATAGCTAGTAGAAGTATTCTGCATATTTTTACTTTATAATAGTGCTAACTGAGCCGCTATTATTATACTTTGCAAAGTTAACATTTATTTCTATATTATTCTTTTGAGGCTTAACCACATACTTCTGGGTTGCCATGATTGCTAAACCAGAACTTACAGTTGCATCAAACTTAGTTCTTTTGTTGATATCATAGTTTGCCCAATCCAATAAAGTCCTAGAAAAATACATATTTCCAGTACCATTTTCATTGAATCCTACATTTTCTTCTATATATGTTTCTATTGCTTCCGCATGTATAGAAATAACTGAAGGAGAAGATGGAATACCACCTAATTCTTTTTCTGCTTTTGATAAATCGTTTCTGTTCTTATCTGGTCTATTGATACTCCATCTTCTATATCCTCTGTTTTTCAAGTGATAAAGAAGTCTTGGTTTATTATTTTCTGCTAGTATTGGCATCCCATAAAACACCATTGCCATCAATACATCCTCATAAAACAATTCAGCTGTTTGTGGTCTGAATATGTATTCTAAAAAGAAACTATTCGATGGACCATCTAGATTTGGTCTACAATAACCATGAAGAGCTCCATTTGATCCACCGCCTCCAACTGTTCCTGATATATCATATGAGTCACAACCAAAAGCTCCTATGTGCTCATTACCAGGATGCTTTACACCATTTTTGTATACAAGTCTATTTCTTAGTTC